AAGCCGACATGGAACGGCGGGTCCGCGCCGAGGAGGAGTTCATCGCCGGGTGTATGGCCGCGCAAGGGTTCACATACTATCCGATGGTCGCCGCCATGCCGACGGTTATGATGATTGAGGGGCCCGCTCGGGGTACGCGGGAATTTGCTGAGCAGTTTGGGCTAGGTATCAGCGCGATATTCGCGGGCGACGGGCTGCCAGGCTCGCAACGAGTCGCTTCTGCAGTCGGGATGGGCCACGGCCATGACCTCGACCCGAATCGTGAGTTGCGAGCTGCCATGTCCGCAGCCGAGCAGGAGGCGTGGTGGCAGGCGCTGCTTGGAGAGCACGATACCTGGGATTGGGAGATGGAGCCTAACCCAAACCACGCCGAGCATTTCGGCTGCTGGGGTCAGGCGATGTCGCTCGGGGCAGAATTTCTCAGCGCCACAGAGTTTGATACAATTCAGGCCGAGGTGAGCCGCTTCCGCGAGTCCGTCGCGGTGTATCCACAGGTTATTGCGCTGGACGGCGAGTGGGCCTCGTGCATGTCCGAGGTTGGTTATCCGGCCTTCGCGAACCGGGCACAGCTGTTCGACTCGATGTGGGACGCAAGGTTTCTCATCCAAAATGAAAATGCCCGTGCCGAGTTACTAGGCGAGTGGGATTGGGAGACTAACCCGGACGGCCCGCCCGGTTTCGTACTGAATGAGGATGGGACTGAGTGGGTGTGGCAGGACGACCAAGCCGACGCTGCAGCTGCGTTCCGGGAGCGGGAGTTTGCGTTGGCGCTGGCCGACGTGGATTGCCGCGAGGCTCTGGACTTTGATGCTCGGGCGCTGGTCATCAACCACCAACTGCAACGGGAGTTCGTGGATGCCAATCTTAATGAGCTCGAAGCCTGGGCGACCTTTGTCGAAAATCAGCGGGCAGGGCGGTGACCGATGATGAGTCGTCATATATTTGTGAAACAGGGAGCAGCCATGCGTCATCGTCGCCCTAAAACCGCCGCTTTAGCCATAGCCACCGGATTACTGGCCGCCGCCTGCATCGCCCCAACCGGAAGCACCGATGCCGTTGTTGCAACCCCAGCCACCCCAGTGGGCACGACGGCCACCCCAGCGCCAGCACCTGCCCCACCTCAGCAAGGCGCGCTGGACGAGTTCACCCTGCGGATTTGGGGTGCCCTCACGTCCGATGACCCGCAAGTGCGCCAAGCAGCGGAGGAGCATCGTTTGCGTGCCGAGGAAGAATACATTGCCGCCTGCATGACGGCACAAGGATTCACCTACTACCCAAGGACGATGCAAGTGACAGTCACGGTCACGGAAGGGCCGCTGCCGGGCAGTCGGGAGTTCGCGGAGCGCTTTGGCTTTGGCATTTCCGGGCTAGCCGGTGGAGTTCCAGGTGCCGGTCAGTTGAATGTGGGCAGTCGCCTAGTGGGCCCGGATCCAAATTGGGAGATACGCGACGCCATGTCAGAAGCCGAGCGCGCGGCTTGGGACGAGGCACTTAGAGGCGACTGGGCGGCTAGACCTGAGGACGGGGTTATTGACTGGTCGCAACAAGGATGCTGGGGGCAGGCGCTCATGGCATCGTTCCCGAACTTTGCAGGCGGCGAACTCAACGAGCAGTTCAGTGCGATTAGCGATGAGCTGACCCGGTTCCAAGATGCCGCCGAGCTAGACCCTCGGATGATTGCCTTCCACTCTGAGTGGGCTGTCGCTAGCCCATCCATCTCTTGACTGGCTTTCGCAGCCCCGGTAGTTAGGCCAGTAAAATCGCTGGTAACAGCGACCACCACATTACGTTTCAAGTCAGCCATCTGAGTACCTCCCGGCGTGGTACAATAAGTGAATGTGGATATTCTGGTTCTTCGTCATAATGTTCTGGATCGGGTTCCCTATCATGCTCTATCTCGATAACAAAGCCGCAAAGAACAGGCAAGCATTCACAGAAGTAAATCGCAGAAGGACTTATCGTTCTATCGGCCTGACGGGCAAAGACTTAGCTATTGAAGATTGGAAGAACCGGCAGGCAGCTATGCAAACAGAGCGACAATAGCTTTACCTATTTCTCGTTCTAAGTTCTCTGCTTCTTCTTCTAGAAACTCGATTGGGTCGGTCCGATGCCCGCCACCACGGCTCGTGTAACCCATCGCGATATGGGTGAGGCCGCCAGAGTTTTTCGCTACCCCGCCAGGGCGACGCCCCAGCTTCCCGTTCTTGAACCGCTTTCGCGGTCCTTTCGGCTCGGTGCGTCGCTCCGATGGCGTGGTCCCGATTTGGAACGAGATCACGCCATCGGTTGATATATCGTCATACCCGACCGTCGTGGCGATCTGCCGCCAGTAAGGCGACTGACGTAGGTTGTCTTGCCAATCGGTTTTGATGTTCTGCGCCGCCCGCTTAAAAACAGGTTTCAGAGTTTTCTCCAACGCCGGACCGATACCCTCAACGGTCTGCGCCCACACGCGCAACTCGTTACCGGGGCCACCGCCCGTATATGGTGCAGGCATTTAGTCGTCCATCTCTATCTCGTCGGGAATACCTTTATCTATTACCTGAAAAGAAATCCCAGCAAGGTCACGGTCGGATTCTTGCATGCGCTTAATTTTCTGAGCCATCGCAGCTGAGACGAAATCTATCTGTTCCTCAAACGCCCAATCTCGCAGCGGGTCGCTAGACAGCCAAGTCGGCTTACCGTGCTCCGGGTTGGTTTGATTCTCCAAATACGTTAAAGCCTGCGCGAGCGTTTGATCCCGACGTGACCACTGTTCCATGAACTCGGTTGGGGTCGCACCCCACGCGCGCGCGGTTTTCAACGCATGAACAAGATGCGGATTTTCGTAAAGCCGTTTAGCTACTTCGGAAAATCCGGCGTCACCTCTTGACTGGTTGCCGCCAAAACGGCGTTATACACCAAAGTGATCCACTTGCTGCCATGGGGACGTTGCAGCAACTTCTCCAACTCGGCAGTGGTGATACCCTCACGAGAACCTGCCTCCGTGGTGATGGTGGTGGTAGCACACTCAATCACCCACAGGCGGCGAGCAACCTCGATGGCGATTTTCGCTTCCCGGTAAGCGTGCATCCGAGTCTCGTACTTCTCGCGCAGCTTATCGTTCATAATCCCGGTCGGCTCAATCGGCAGCTTCGGTTCCGGGTGCGCGGCCTGTGATGCTTGGATTTCGCTATCCGACAAAGCTCGCACCTGCCACACCATTTTCGATGCCTCCATGCGGTCGCTCAACGCCACCAACTGCTCACGCAACTGAGCGCGCCGGGCACCAGCCCCCAACGTCATGTCGTCTTGCTCCACGTTGTCTAGCTCCTCATTAACGGCCTTCGCCTCCTGATAAGCCTCGTGGTCATTATAGATAACCACATCACGGGTAGCGGTAGTACCAGTATCCAACCAAGCAAATAAATCAAAATCTTTACTCATAACAGTTCTCTCTTTCTAACAGGAAAAGTCTTGACCTAACTAGAGGCCAGAAAGGGATAAAGAAACCCCTAATTAGGTCAAGACAAAAATGGAAGTCGCCTAAAATATCGGCTAGGCGACGATCACGTATTCGCGGCGTGAGAGCACGACGATGGGCACGTTGTTTTTCATCACATCGGCCTCGTCTTCTTGCTCTTTGGGGTCGTCGGACATGCATTCGTAAATGTAGCCCTTGTCGCCAAGGGCCAGAGGTACGGTAGCGAACTTGCCGTTGCGGGTCAGCCAATACGAGATAATGCCTTTCTCGGCGACCAGGAGGAACAGCTTGTCGTCAGCGTTCGGTACGCCGTCGGTCATCTGCCGCACGATGGTCAGGTTCCCATCAAAGTTGGATTCGGTGAAAATCTGCGCTTTACCGCGCGTCCCCAACGTTTTCGCATCCTTCTTATCAGACCCGGTCGGCCCCAGCTTCCAGTCCGGGAACCAAATATGGCGGTAAGCGTCCGCCAAAAAGCCACTATTGTTACCACCCAGGGTGGCCAGCGAAATGTTCAGCACCCCTTCGCCAGTGTCGTAACCGGCTGGTTTGTTCAGCGTGACGCCCACATAGCGGCGTCCATCAGCAAGAGTCATAGCACCCATTAGGCGACCTCTTCTTTCTTCATAGTTTTGGTTGCCGACTTGGCGGCTACCGGGTTTTCTTCCGGTTTGGTTAAGCTAAACGCTTTACCAAGCTCAAGATGGTCTAACACAGCTTCGCGAACAAACAACTGTTCGCCAGTATTAACAGCAAAAACAGAAACAAGAGCCATAAAAATTACTTCTCCCTCAAATTAGTTATTGGTGGTGGTTATGTGGTAGAAATCCACACAAAAGAACACATACCTGTTCTGGTCGGAATCCAAACTCACCGGAGTGGATTGCCCGTTCAGGTACTTGACCTGCACCCGCTCCCCATCCCCAAAAGCTTCCAACAGTCGCTTAGCTTTCGGAGCCACAATCCTTACCCCGGTCGCGTCTTTGGCTGCGGTGGTCACAATCAGCCGGACACGTTCCCACCCGTCACCGCCGAGCGTGCGGCGGTGGCGTTGCCTGGTGGCTGGCGCTTCAACCAACACATACGGATACTCCGGCTCGCGCGGCACTTCGGTGTCATACACCGTTAAGCCAGCAGCTTGCAGGTAGGCAACAATCTGGTTAAGCATCTGGTAGCTCTCCTTTTTGTGGGGCCCGCACCTGGAAATCTTGGGTAATGGACTGGCTATTAACCGAATGCGAAGCCACAATCAGCCGCTGGCCATCCAGGATCGGGTTCCACGGGTCCGCGACGATGGTCACGATGTCGCCCGGCAACAACCATGGCGCATCCATCGGGAGCCGTAGAGTGGCGGTGGAGAACACTTCCGTGTGGTTAGCCGAGCGGGCCAGTAACGCGCCGCCCAACATTTCCATCTCCTCAACCCAACCAAACACCGGCGTTTCGGCGCTGCCATAGACGGGTTCCAACACGGGTGTCCGCTTACCGGTCTCTAAGTCATGGTCGCCGCCGCCGTTATCGCGCTGCACAAACAGCGCAGTGTTCATCCGTGAGTACGCGAACTGACGTAGCCGCACAATCCCGGCCTCTAACTGCTTCTTGTAATCCATTGGCTATTCCCAGTTGAAAGTCAGTTGCGTTAGGGCGGTGGGTTTCTTTGGCAGCAACAAATCCCATTCCTCGTCGGTCAGGTACAGTTTGCCGGGAATAATCCAACTCGCGTAAGTCGCCGATTCGCTAGCGGTAGCGTCCCCAATCTTGACCGTATGTTCGGTCTTCGAAACCCCGTCGCTGGTGACGACCATACGCGCCACCACCGATGACTGCACCCACACCACCGTGTCTCGGTCTAAAGACCCGCCCATCACTAGGTCATCCAGGTTAGGGACACGGGTTTTAATGATCGTCACCGTCGCGGCCAACCATTTATCCCACTGCCGCCACTGGGCGCCATCCAGATCAGGTGGTTCTTGGCCTAACAGGTCAGCAACGTCGGAAATGAGTGCGTACATGGCCTAAGCGGCGCCCGTCTTCTTACGCCGACCCGGCATATTCGGCGTCACCCGAACCTCAACCTCAGCATCAGTGGCCTCAACAACCGGCTCCGGCTCAGTGCCCGGCACCTCGATAGGTTCAGGCTCAACAACTGGCTCCGGCTCAACGACCGGCAGAGGTTCCGGGTCGGGTGCTGCATCCAGGGTGGCTAGATGCATGGGGTCAACCACCGCGCCGTCAGGCACGGGACTACCGGCATACAGGATGACGGTCTGGTCGCCAACCACTGTCATTAGTGCGCCAACGAAATCGGTGCGAACAAAACTAGTCATACAACTACTCCAAGAAAGGTAGGGGGTTGAGTTACCTGCCCACGCCGGGGATAAGAGGAAAGGCAGCGTGGGCAGGTAAGAACGGGGCCGCCAGTCGAAGACGACGACGGCGAGCTAACTAGGCGACGGTGACGGCCATCGAGAGGTCAGCGTTCGCGAGGACGGGCAGACCGAAAGCGTCAGACTCGACCTCAGCGTTGAACGGCATCCGGTCATTGGCGTGAACCGCCGCGACCACGCCCGGTGCTTCGCCGGGTTCAAGGCCGAAATCCCCGGCGGTAGCGGACAGGGTTTGCCCCCAGAACGTGTTACCCAACGGCGTCACGTCCGCGCTATCCTCACTGCCAGCAGCAGGCAGGAACAAGAACATGTTGTCCGGGATGTAGCGTTGCTGATTAGCGCCCCGCCGGTTATAGACCTCAATCGGAGGTAGTCCGTAAGCACTGAGAATGTCCAACACGTCCTGCGGGGTGGCTGGCCGCGAGATACCGTTCTGCATTTGCGGACGGAACTCAACTCCACGTCCCAAGAGGGTCTGGACGCGGCTGGATACCAGCATCACGCCGGGAGCTGCACCATTGTTCTCTTCATAGAGTTCATAAAGGCGCCGCAGGTCGTCAATTCGAGAAACCGACGGGTCAGTCCACAAGTTCGCCAGCGTGATGGTGTGGTCGGGGCGGCGCCCGAAGTCGTCATGGAACCCGACCTTCGCATCTGTGGCGATACCATAAACCAGCACATGAGCGCGCTGGCGTTCAATACGCCGGTGAATAGCTTTCGCTACCTCCGCGCCAGTGGTCTTGATCGCCTTTTCCAATACCTCATCGGAAGCGTTGCGTAACATCAGTTGGTCGTATTCCGAGATCGGAATCTTACCGCCCAATGGATGCAAGTCAATCGTAACTTTCCCAATACCGGACTTCGCTAAAACTTCCGGCTCAGCGTCAAAAGCCCGATACTGGGCTTCTTGAATCAAACCAGCCTCACCGCGATAGAATGAAGCCGTCGTAGCAGAAATCTCTCGGGCAGGTAAATACCGACCCAACGACTCTCCGCTACCCTCATAGCCGTCCAACTTCTCGCGCACATAACCAGTCAAAGTGGCTGGTGGCATGATTTCAGTAATTCGAGACATAATCATTTTCTCCTTAGTCTGCGTAAACGATGGTCACGTTCGCGCGCTTCGCCTCAGCGGCAGGCACCACGAAACCGCCAGGAACCAGGGACGGCTTCACCCGCCCGGAGTCCATCACAGGCGCGGCAGTGTGGGTGTCAGTAGAACCAAACGGGATAGTCACGTCGGTAGCCAAATGGCCAGCCAACACGCCCGCCCCAGTAGTAACGTTCTCGTCGGCCACATACGGCACCGCCTCACCGCCAACTACCGCTACCGGCGTGCCCGACTGGATATAGCCGTTAGGTTTCGCGAACCCAGCCAGCTTTACTTTCACCGTCCGCGCAGACGATAAACCCGAAGTGGAGCCAAGCCACCGCCGGTCGTCGCCATAAAACTTCTCAACTCGTAAATTAGGCATAACAGTATTACCTTCCAAAATAGGGGGTTAAATCTTTTTCTTTTCCGCTCGCGCGGCTTCCCGGCCAGCAGCCAGGCCAGACAGCTTCCCGCCGCCACCAAAACCAGGATGCCGCTCCTGCCGGTTGTTGGTGAGCGCGGGAGTTTTCTTAGCCAGCAGGGCCGCGAACTTCTCCATCGCCGCCACGTCAGCCAAGTCCTTGAGCGCCGTCGCAGCCTCGTCGTCTAGGCCGTGGGCAGCCACCAGGCCGAGGCGGGCGATGTCTAAGTCCTTGGCCGCGTTAGCAGCCTCCAACTCGATCAGCCGGGCGTTCACGTCAGCAATATCCGCTGGCCTACTGGCCGCGAGTTGCCGCCGCAATTCCGCAACCGCCTTTTCGGCGGCTTTGCGTTTAGCACGCTCATCTTCCAATGCTTTCTTGCCGCCCTCACCCAACGGCTCACCGCCAGTGTTATCGGACTCATCACCGCCGTCAGCGTCGGCAGAGGTCTCAACCACCCCATCCGTGTTTGAGGTTTCATCCGTCGCAGACGACCCCTCACCCTCGGCGGGAGCAACAATGAACTTCAACACACCCAAATGGGCTAGCTGGCTGAACTTCGGTAAAGCAAAAGTAGGCATATCAGGTTTTCCTTATCTCTCGGCATCGCGCCGACAATTTTGGGCAACAAAAAAGCCCCACCGGATCGCCCGGCAAGGCAAAACAACTAGAGCACCAAAAGGTGCAGGTACTACGAATCGGCTTTCGCACCAGTATTCCGGTTAAAAGCGTTCTCGATTTCGATTTTGATTTTCGGAGCAGCCGATAGTAACGTGACCAGACCAGACACAGCGCCGAAGCCAGGATGACCCACACCAACAAGGAACAGAGTCGCTACCATGAATACAACAATGAACACCCACGGCAATAGCACCGATAACTTGAATCCTGTTAGCATCGCAGCACTATTCGCCTCGCGGATTCGCAATCGAGATTCTTGATTGTTCTCCGCCAGCGAAATTAGACGATTCCCAGCCCCAGGAGCCGCTTTCTCATAACCAGCGAACTCAGACGCTAACGGTAAAGCTCCCGAATAGCTCATAGGCCAGCACCTAGAAGCCAGCGCTGTAATCGGGTCTCCCGATCCATCGCCATGCGTAACGATTGACCCACCGACTGCCATGCTTCCACAGTAACATCCGGCTCGTCCATTAACCGTTCCAACTCCTCGGCATAAGCTTTCTCCGGGTTCAGATACATTGCGTACCCGCGCCGCATCCCATCCAAGAACGCTTCCTTGGTACTCATAATCGTTCCCCTTCGTCAGCTTCACAACCGCATCAACATAATCATCAAGTTTATCCATCATTCCCCTACCAGGAAACGCACCCACAAAGTGGGGCATGAAAAAAGCCCCTGGCCGCGTCGCGCAGCTAGAGGCTCTTAAAAAGAATCAGGGCACAGCAAAGTCCCGGCACCTAGTGTGACAGACAACCACCCACAAAAGCAAATCGCGGCAATCTAAGGCTCTCTAAGGCAGTCTAAAGATTCTCTTAGACTGATTATCGGGCATCTCGAACCAGCTGCCGCCAGCGCAGACCCGCAAACACCAAAGCCCGTGCAGGCCACAGATAAGCGGCCAAAAACTTGCGGGCTGCATCTCGCTTTTCGTTGCGAGCCTCCAGCACCTCTTTACGCTCTTCTTGTTCCCGATTCCGGTAGATTCGCATCCACCAATCATCTTCAGTTTCGAGACCACGCTGGATAGTACGTTCTAAGCTGTGAAACCAACTCGCCTCTTTATGTCTCGCAACTTGGTAATCATTCAAAGCCCAAACTGCGACAATAATTGTAACCACTAGATAGACGATACCGATAACCAATAAAGTCGTAGTCATAACAACAATCCTATCTGTATTTGGCGAGCGCTTGAAAGAGCGGGGTGTCGGCTAGGTTGAATGGTGGCCGTTGGTTCGCGGCCGCGTAGTTGTTGGTTTGCGGTTGCTGGGTGGGGGTAGTCAGGTAGCCGTTAGCGTCGCGCTCGACGATGTACCCGTTGCTTGCCAGCAGGTCGCGGAACACAGTCCGATCGCCGCCAGCTTGCCGCGCGATTTCGGGAATCGTAAACCGCCGGTTAGAACCGAGTAGTTGCCCGGCGTAGCCTTGCCGCCAATGGCCGTCCGTCGTGTTACCCATCCCCATCCCCGCGCGGGTAGTCTTCCCGTCCTTGGACACAGAAGACTGCCAGATGCGTTTCCCATTCTCGTCGAACCCGCGGAAGTAGGAGCGTTTAGAGTTGACGACTTGGCCGATGTCGGCGCCCTGGCGGATGGCTTCGGCTTCCGCCGCCCCAAACCGGCGGTCTTGCTCCTCAGCGCTCAGCGCATCGAATACCGCACGCTGCTGTTGGATTGCCCATTTCTGGGCGTCGGCCTGGTTAGAATATGCTGCTATTTGATGCACACACAAACAATGCGGGTGGCGTTCGAAGCCTTCCACCCAGTAGAAACGGCCCGCTAGGACGATGCACAGGTTACAGGCGTTCGCCCCAACCACCCGCACATACCCAACGCGAGGCCGC